CACGTTCCCGGCACAGAGCAGTTCACATACAATCAAGTTATTTGTCTATTAAGGAGAGAAAATAATGGCTTTCTATCGAGCGGCTATTGGTGGCGGTGGCGGCGGACAGACCGAGACAACGCTTTGGACGAACAGCGCACCGGCATCGAATTTCAACACGCAGGACGTTCCATTGTCGGATGATTATACGAATTATAAGAGAATCCGATTCTATTATCGGTTTACGACAACAGATTCGACAGAAACGTATACAGAATATGATAAGTCAATCATTGATGGTTGGGTCACGAAAGGTACGACACCACCAGCATTTGCCCCACTTGGCTCCATAGCATTCATGTATGGTGGAAATCAATTCGTAAGACCAATAAGACGTGGGGCGAGTGGCGCGACCAATACTTTCTATGTTTATGTTGCTTACAGAATGAATACATCGGGCAATACACAGAGTTACGGAATACCAACTAAAATCACGGGGATAAACTAATGACAATTATGTATATCTTTTTAGGAATATGTTACATCGTAGAAACCATATTGTTTGTCCAGATCATGAGGGACATTTGGAAAGGAGGAGAAATATGAGCAACAAAGTGTATGACGTTTTGAAGTATATCGCACAGATCGTGATCCCGGCTGTCGCAACTCTGTATTTTGCACTTGCGCAGATTTGGGGGCTTCCGTATGGAGAGCAGATTGTTGGCACATTGACTGCCATTGATGCATTCTTGGGTGCTCTGCTCGGCATCAGCACGGCAATATACAACAAGGGGGCAGACAAATGACAGAAGCGGTTGTTGTGGCATTGATTGCTGGGGGCCTTGCATTCGCTGGGACGGTTGTTTCCAATGTATTCACGCATTCAAAGACGATCCTGCGCATTGATATTTTGGAGCGCAAAGTGGAGGCGCACAATCATCTTGTCGAGAGGATGTATATTGCGGAAGGACAGATCAAACTTCTTGAAGAGAAACAGCATGATCTTGAGGGAGACATTGGCGATCTGAAACATAAGGCGGTGTGATATGGCAAATTATTCAGCAGAGACATTCCTCGAAAATCTGAAACCATATGTTTTGACCGACATGCGGACCAATGGCATTCTTGCATCATTGACTGCGGCACAGGCTTTCATTGAGTCAAACAAGGGCAACAGCGGTCTGACGCAAAAAGCCAACAATCTTTTCGGGATCAAAGGGGCCTATTGTGGCAATTCTGTGAAAATGTGGACCTCAGAATACGTCAACGGTACTCCGATCAGAGTTTTGGCGGCTTTCCGAGCTTATCCATCCTGGAGGGAATCGATTGCAGATCATTCGGATCTGTTTAACCGGTTGAAACGGTACGAGAATCTCCGGGGGCTGAAAGACTACCAGCTCGCATGCAAGTATGTACAACAGGACGGGTATGCGTCCAGCCCGAGTTATTGTCAGACGCTTTTGAACACGATCAACCGCTATAAACTGTATATCTGGGACGCAGAAGTCACAGGAACATCCGCAGGTGCATCCAACGTCAAGCAGCTTCCCGTCCTGAAGCGTGGATCTCGTGGCGAATATGTGCTTGCATGGCAGAAGTTTCTCAATCTGAATGGTTACCACTGCGGAGCCGAGGACTCGATCTTCGGACCGAATGTCGAAAAAGCGGTCAAGGATTGGCAGTTTTCCCACGGTCTTGAGCCGGATGGGATCATTGGCAAGCTGACATGGGCAACCATTGGGATCAATTAAGTCAGTTTCGTGTGTTCATTTCCGTTACCCAACCTACCCTATGGGGGAACCGTCCAGTTGATCCCTGGGCGGTTCCTTCAGCGGAAGGCATCACACACTTTACATATTCTGAAATCGTCTCGCAAGACATCACAAAGGAATCAAAAACCACTCCAAACACTGATAAAATCTGGTGGTTGGTTACCGGTCTGCGGCATCAAATTAGAGCACCGAAAACCGTTAAATGTAGCGGAAAATCGGTGCTCTTTTCATTTCTAGGTCGATTTATTACCCATTTGTGAAACCCGTGAAACATGCATAAAATCGTTTGCTTATTTGCGGATAGGTATCACATAGGCATCAAACACTTTTACTCCGTAGGCATCACACACTCGTAGTCAAGAAGGTTGACCGTGCGCAGGAGTTCTTCGTCAGAAATGTGCGTATATACGCGCTCTGTGATGTTGTCGGGGGTATGTCCGAGGATCAGCTTGAGCGGCAGAAGCTCCGCTCCGCATTCCCTCATTCTGGACGTGAACGTGTGCCGTGTATCATGCGCTGTGTGCTCGCCAAGGCGGCAAAGAGCCTTGTTAAATCCATTATGGCTAAATTGTATAGGCTCGCGCTTAAAGTCGCTTAAAATCGAAAATACAGCGTCATGGATGGGTATGTTGCGGACTGACGCTTCGTTCTTGGCTTTAGTCAAGCGGATCATCCGGGCATCCAGGTCGATCTGTTCCGGAGTAATGGTCCGCAGTTCCTTTGTTCTCATGCCGGTATAGAGCAGGATCAGAGCCACCCTGCAATACCATGCGTCAAGATTCTGCCATAATGCTGTTATTTCATCAGCAGAGAATAATTCCCGACTAATGGTCGGCGCGACAGTGTTCGATTTGAGATACTGGCTCGGATTCTTGTCCACGATCTCATTGCGGAGTGCATATTCAAATACCTTGTGACAGACCGTCTTGATCTCTCTCTGCTGTGTTGTGGTGCATGAATCGATACATTTCTGCATGTGGGCGGCCTTGATGCTCCGGATCGGCATGTCAGCGATCGGCTCCAGGAAGCGGAACGCAGATCTGTAATTGTGTGCACGAGCTTCGGAGAAGTCCTTCTTGGCTTCCTCATAACATTGACGGAAGGTTATCTTGGCAGCTTCCAGATCGAACGGGTTGTCATTGTAGTCTGCCAGAGCTTTCATGGCTTCCGCTCTTGTTTTGTAATATCCGAGAACTTTACGAACCTGGACCGTCTTCTCAAGATCGAAGTCTGTTTTATATCCTGTTGTGATCCTGACGCAGAACGGTTTCCTTCGGTTCCCGGGCATCTTTGAAATGGATCCATAATTTGGTGGGAGTTTCATGTCATGCTTCCTCTTTATATTTCACAAACAACCGTATTCTCGGACGAGTGATGGTTTCCTTCTGCGTGACAACGTTCTCGTCCTCAAACATCGCATAAACCTTCTCGAATGCGTTGCCCTTGATCTCTGCGATCTGGTCCTCGTCATAAACGATCCCGACAAGGCTGCCATTGATGCAGACCATTGCATATTCGTTTTTGTAAACATCACGGAACACGCGGAAGACGATCTCTGCGTCCTTCAGATCCATGTCCCTCATCTTCACGCTGTTGGCTTCCGCTTCCTCTATTCCATGAACAGTCACGCGGAAACGCTTGAAGCCTTTGAAACCGCTTGCCCTTGTGAATGTCGATTCCATGACCGGCTCCGGAGCAGCTGCAGGTTCCTTCGGTTTTTTCTTAAACAGGCTCATTTCTCGTCTCCTTCCTCGCGTCCGCATATTGCATCCATTGACACATTGTAATACTGCGCAAGTCTGATCATTGTGTCTAGATTCGGCATTGATCTGCCCTGTTCCCATGTCGCATAAGTGGTTTTACTCACTCCGACAATTGCTCCAGCTTCTGTCTGCGTCAGATCATTGGCTTCGCGCATATTGACCAGGGCGGTGCTGATTTTACTTCTGATTTCTTTGTCAATTTTCGCTCTCATGGCAATTCTCCTTTCTGTTGATTATAACATAATTTATCGTCAAAAGTACGAATAAAATTAACCAAATACAAAATATAGTATTGACAGTACGAAATAATCGTACTATATTGTACATAGGCAGGTACGGAAAACCCGTACCAAATTTAAGCCTTATGAGTACGGAAAAATCGTACAGAAAGGAGCAAAGGGGCAAATGGTAGGAGCAAGAATCAAGGAGTATCTCGTCAAGAACGGGATCAAGCAGTCCTTCCTGGTAGAGAAGACAGGGATTTCTGCTTCGCAGATTTCAGACATCTGCACCGGAAGACGGAAAGACATCAACGTTGTCGAGTATTACAAGATCTGCAGTGCACTCGGAGTCAGCTTGGACTATTTCGTCGAGACAAAAGCAAACGCGTAAATGAAGGAGGAAAACATGGTCAAAGCATTTAAGACAGAACAGAAGGAAACGCTGTACGCGATCTCCGGAAGATTTAAGAACAGAGAAGAGATCCTCAAAGAGCTGGCGAAGTTCAAGAAGGAAAGTCTGAACAGCGTGAAGAGTAAGTTCAAAAAGTTTAAGCCCGGTTACTACATCCAGAACAAGAACGTCATCGAGTTGTACGAGGGCAGAACGAGCGACAAGAACGCAACAGCATGTGTGATCGTGAGGAAGTAAACCATGAATGTCAAACAGGCAGCCAAAGAACTAAATATGACAGAACTATTCCTTCGGGAATGGATTGCATCGGGATCATGCCCGTTCGGAGTCATGGTCAGGATCAAAGGGAGTTCTCGCAGGACGTTCTACATCAATGAAGGGAGACTCAAAGAATGGAATGGGAAAAAGTGAGCGTTTTCAGTTATCTCGGACTCGCATTCATGGCAATGTCAGTGATCGTTATGGTGTTATGCGTTGCCTGGATGTTCACATGGTAAGGGGTGGAGACATGGCACTTGTAATCGGAATTTTGGTCATCACGCTGATCCTGTGGTGGCCGAGAAAGGATGGTGGCGAATGAAGTACAACGATCCCGAGTATCGCAGAAGGATTGAGATGCTGTCCGGCATTCCCGATCAGATCTCTTCCAATAAGATCGATGCGGTCAACATGGACCAGTATTCAGAAGCAGATATGAGGGAATTTGAAGTCAGACATCTGATGGAACTGACAGACCAGACAATGAAGATGGACGAATTCGAGCAGAGGGCAGTTGCCAGGGGACTCAAGATCGAGATCTTGTATCAAGCGTTCGGAGAGTACATCAGCAGGGCCGAAGAACAGGCCAGAGCAATCAAACAAATTTCAGAAAAAGAGGGGAAAGCATGAAAACAGAACAGATAAGGGGTATGCAGTTACTGAACCTGCAGTTGGCAAATGTGCAGTGGACTATCCAGGAATGGAAGGAATGGTGCAAGAAACATGGAGCAGGTCTCCACTTGGAAGACGGCGAAGTGAAGGGCTATGACATAGAAGCGCAGAGGCACCATGTATGAACGAGACGGAAAAGAAACATCTTAAAAACCTAACGCATCAGGGCAGAACGAAGAGTCCGTGTAAGGGTTGCGCGGACAGATCCCCGGAATGCCATGCAAAATGCGAGAAGTATGCAGAGTATAACAGAATTCATGCACAGGAAGCCAAAGACATTCACAAGAAGCGGCGCGAATTCTATCTCGGATTCGGGGCACAGTACCGGAGCGACAAAGAATTCAAGAGCCAACATCTGAAAACAAACAAGCAGATTCAGTTCCAGAGACAAGAACAACGGTTGAAGGAAAGGATGAACAATAATGAGCACACTATTTGAATTGACGGATGAGTTTCAGTGGTTGCACGAGATGGGTGCTGATCCTGATGTCGATCCGGAAGTATTTGCAGACACTCTGGAAGCGTTGACAGGCGAGCTGGAAGTCAAGGGACGCGGTTATGTTTCCGTCATTAAGCAGCTGGAGATGGAAGCCAAACAGGCAAAAGAGATCTCACAGCAGTTTGCCAGCAAACAGAAGGTCAGAGAAAACCACATCAAACAGATGAAGGAAGCGTTGCTGTTTGCAATGACGAAGATCGGCACCGACAAGATCGAAGCTGGCGAATGGACCATCAAGGTGCAGAAGAACGGAGGACAACAGCCACTGACGATCACAGGAGACGTTCCTGAGAGCTTCATGAAGGTAATCGTGGAGCCGGACAACGAGAAGATCAGAGAATATCTGCAGGAGAACACAGCAGACTGGGCACACTTGGAAGAGCGCGGAAAACACATTGTAATCAAATAACCATAGGAAGGAAGGTGGACACATGGCAATTCCAGTATTAGTTATTGGAAGGAGCGGATCGGGCAAGACGTATTCGCTCAAGAATTTCAAACCGGCGGAAGTTGGTGTCATTTCAGTAGAAAAAGGCAGACTTCCGTTCAAGTCAGACATCAAAACGGTCAGAGTTCCTGCATTTAAGGACTCGGACGCACAGAACACAGCTGCAGCGATCAATGCGGCAAAGTATTCCTGGATTGAGCAGGTAATTTCAAAGAGCAAGGCTCCGTCAATCGTGATTGACGATTCGCAGTATCTTCTCGTGAATGAGCTTTTCGACAGAGCCAACGAGAAGGGCTATGACAAATTCACGAGCATGGCGGCAAACTTTCGGGATCTGATCCATTACGTCAATGACATGGAAGACGAGAACAAGATCGTGTACTTCCTGCACCACTCCGAAGCTGACGTGGATGGCAGAGAAAAGGTCAAGACGATTGGCAAGATGCTTGACGAGAAGCTGACGATCGAGGGGTGCTTTGACATCGTTCTGTACTGCCAGGATCACAAGTTCTTTACTCAGAGCAATGGTCAGAGCACAGCGAAGTCCCCTGAGGACATGTTCGAGCTGGAGATCCCGAACGATCTGAAAGCGGTTGATGATGCGATCCGTAACTATTACGGCATAGGAGTAAAAAAGAATGCAAAATGAAGTATTTCCGGACGGAACATTTGTTGAGTGGGATCAGCCATGTCCCGAATGCAATGCAACAATGGTCTATTACAAACGATCAGGGCCGCATATTGGAGCATACTGCTGTTTTTGTGACAGGTGTCTCGGATGGTGCAAGCAATGGTCCGACAAGGACTGGCACAGAAGAGTAAAGGAAAGAGATCACTACACTTGCCAAAGATGCGGAAAGTTGCTCAATGGCAGGGAAGCTCATGCGCACCATAAGATTCCCAAATGGTTTATGCCGGAAATTCAGTATGATCTGAACAATGGAATTTGCCTTTGCACAGCTTGTCATAAGCAGTTACACGGCAAGGGCGGAACAATTAAAGAAAGCGAGGAATGATTATGAAACCTATCAAAAACATCGCTTCCGTCCAGGAAGCATCAAGCGAAAGCAAGAGACTGCCGGCAGGTGGCTACATCTGCAAGTACACGAAGGTCGAGGACAACTCCGACAAGAGCTATCTCTACATGGAGTTCGACATCGCAGAGGGCGAGTTCAAAGGATATTACAAGGAACTCGAGGAGCGTTTGGATTTTTGGGGCGGTCGCTGTTACAGATCCTACAAGGAAGCAGCTCTTCCGATGTTCAAGCGGATGTGCTCCGCAGTTACCAAGTCCAACAAGGGTTTCATCTTTGATGGTAACGAGTACGCGGATGAGACCACTCTGGTCGGCAAGAAGATCGGCATGATCCTGGGCGAAGAGGAATATGTCGGAAACGATGGAAGCACCAAAACACGCTTATATGTTGCGCGTGAGATTTCCGTTGATGACATCAAGGCAGGGAAGTTCAAGGTTCCAGAGCTGAAGAGACTCCCCGGATCAACAACTGCCCCCACAACAAAAGATGATAACACTTTCATGAATGTTCCGGAAGGATCTGACGAGGAGATCCCGTTCTAAATGGTAATTATTGAAGATACCAGGCAGAAAAGCGGAATGCACGAGCTGAAGCACTCTCATTTTGAAGAGATGGGAGTGCAGATAGTTCGGAACATGCTCCCGTTCGGAGATTACGCAAAGCCGCCAATGATCTCAATCGACACAAAGGCAAACATGGCAGAGATCGCAAACAATATCGGCAGCGATCACAAGCGGTTCAAGCACGAATGTGTCGCGGCAAAAGAAGCCGGGTGCCAGCTCATCATACTTGTTGAGAATACAGATGGAATCGAAAGCGTGAAAGACGTGCACACATGGATCAACCCTGATCTCGTGTACCGTCCGCGATCCATCACAGGAGATCGGCTGCAAAAAGCAATGATCACAATGTCCGAACGGTACGGAGTAAGGTTTGAATTTTGCAGGCCAGAAGAGTCTGCAAAGAGAATCATCGAATTGTTGGGAGTAGGGGAATGACAAACGAATTATACAAATATGCACTCGCTTATGCAAAACGAGGGCTTGCGGTCTTTCCGCTTATTCCAAAAGATAAAAAGCCATTAACCGCAAACGGGTTCAAGGATGCAACAACAGATCCTGCGAAGATAAAAGAATGGTGGACCATTCATCCGGATGCGAATGTCGGGATCGCGACAGGTCAGATCAGCGGTGGTCTGGTAGTGGTGGACATGGACATTGACAAGGAAAAAGGCAAAGACGGGTATCACACGTTCCTAAAGTGGTGCAATGACAATTTTCTTATGCTTCCTGACTCGTGGATGTCCATCACAGGTCGCGGCGGTTATCACTTATGCTTCCGATCCGAGTTCCCAGTGAACAGCAGAATCGGTTGGCTCGAAGACGTGGATGTGAGGGCAGATGGTGGATATATAGTCGCACCGCCATCCATTCATCCGAACGGCACAAAGTACGAATGGGAACAAGGCCCTGCTGATTATGAGCTGATCGACACGAGTGACACGGATGTCGAGTTCGTCATGAACAGCATCATTGCTTCCAATAAAGCAAGCAACGAGCCGTTGAAGGTCCCGGATGAAATTCCGGAAGGGCACCGTGACGAGTTCATGTTCAAACTTGCTTGCAAGTACCAGGCAATGGGAATGTCGGACGAAGTGATGTTGGTTGCCTTAAAGGCAGAAAACGAACTCCGGTGCAAACCGCCACTCACAGAAAAGGAAATAAAGCGGAAGGTCAAACAGGCTCAAAAGTACGCAAAAGGCGAAGTAATCAGCGTTACAGACAACACAGAGACGGTCGCAAAGCGTAAAACCTATGGCAAAACGCGCAAGATCGAGGAAGAAGTCACAGAACATGATCTTGATATGCCGACTCTGGAAGAGTTTGAGGAGCGGAAAAAAGAATGGTTGGTCCCTGACTACATCCCGAGTGGCTGCGTAACGCTGCTATGTTCGGACGGTGGCATCGGAAAAACAACAATATGGTGTGACACGCTGGCGGCATTCACAACAGGCAGACAAACGATCTTTGACAAGGCTCTCGAGCTTCCGTTCCATGACGGAGAAAAGCGGAGCGTGATGTACTTTTCAAAAGAAGATCCGACAGAAGAGATCCTAAAGGGAAAGCTCCGGGCAGCAGGTGCCGATCAGAAGAAGATCAGGTGCTTCGGCCTTGATGATGAACGAATGAGCAAAATCTGGTATGGATCGCTGCTGTTGGAGAAGCTGATCGAGAAGTACAAGCCCGACATTGTGGTATTTGACACGCTCCAGGCATTCCTGCCGGATGGAGTAGACATGGCAAAGCGAAAAGACATGCGAGATGCGCTGAATCCGCTGA